AAACGGTAATTTATTAGTAACTGGGACAACAAATATATCTGGTCAAACATCATTTGGTGATAATATTATTTCTGGTGGTACGAATTTAAATAACATATTTAAATCTATTAATTCATTAGATATTTTTGTAACTGGTGGTACATTTAATAATTCATTAACACTTATCGATAACACTGGTGGGACTTCTAATATAATTATTAATACCTTAACTGGTTTAACTGTTACTAATGCTGGTACAACAATATTAAATGGTTCGTTAACAGTAACTGGTTCTACCAATATATCTGGAAATACAAGTATTAGTGGTGATATTATAAGTGGTGGGACTGAATTAAGTACACTTTTTATTAAAAAACCAGTTCTAACAAATGGTTCTATATTATTTGCCTCAGGTGGAACTATTGTCGAAAATAATGCAAATTTTTATTTTGATAACACAAATACTATTTTTTATATTGGTACTAATAGTGGTGCATATCCAAATTCAGTTGCTCATATAGAAGATAATGTTAATGCTTACGCACAATTTAATTTAAAAAATAATAATTCTGGAGGTAGTGCTTCTTCTGATTTTATTATTACATCTAATAACGGTACCGATTTAACCAATTATCTCGATATGGGTATTAACTCAACTGGTTTTAATGACTCTGGTTATACTGCAATGGGAACTGGTTCTGGTTATTTGTTTATAAATGGTGGTGATTTATTTTTAGGCGCTCAGACTGATAATGTAATTAAGTTTATTGCCAATGGTACTTTAAGTGGTAATGTGGTTTCTACTATTTCTAAAAGTGGAATGACCATTTATGGAGCATTAACAGTTACAGGTGCTACTGGTATTTCAGGAGCTACATCAATTGCAAACACATTAACCGTTCTTGCTGGAAATAGAACTACATTAAATGGAGTATTAACAGTTACAGGTGCTACTGGTATTTCAGGAGCTACATCAATTGCAAACACATTAACCGTTCTTGCTGGAAATAGAACTACATTAAATGGTGGTGTAACAATTACAGGTGCTACTGGTATTTCAGGAGCTACATCAATTGCAAACACATTAACCGTTCTTGCTGCAAATAGAACTACATTAAATGGTGGTGTAACAATTACAGGTGCTACTGGTATTTCAGGAGCTACATCAATCGCTAATACATTAACCGTTCTTGCTGCAAATAGAACTACATTAAATGGTGGTGTAACAATTACAGGCGCTACTGGTATTTCAGGAGCTACATCAATCGCTAATACATTAACCGTTCTTGCTGCAAATGCAACAACTTTAAACGGTGGTGTAACAATTACAGGTGCTACTGGTATTTCAGGAGCTACATCAATCGCCAATACATTAACCGTTCTTGCTGCAAATGCAACAACTTTAAACGGTACTTTAACGGTAACAGGAGCAACAAATATATCTGGTCAGACATCATTTGGTGGTGTTATCGTATCTGGAGGTACTGATTTAAGAAATATATTTGCATTAGTTGGGGGTGGTAATACATTTATTACTGGTGGGACGTTTAATAATAATTTACTATCATTAACAAGAAATGATAATGCTCAGGTCAATACTTTAGTTAATGGCTTTACCGCATTTACTTATAATGCAGGTGGAACTGCTCAAATTAATGGTGCTTTAACAGTAACAGGAATTACTACATCAAGATACAATACTATTAATGATGCTAATGGTAATACATCATTAGGGGTTGCAGCAGTACCGAATGCTGTTAATTATATAACTGTTTATAATGGAGGTAGTGGTGCAGGGGTAAAAGAAGTAGCAACAGGAACAGATACTAATATAGGATTTCAAATAGAGGGTAAAGGTAGTGGTAGTGTGACATTCTTAGTTAATGGTAATTTATTAACAATGCCCACAACTGGAGCCGACACAATTGCTGGTATATCGTTAGTACAGACATTAACCAATAAACAATTGACTAATCCTATTATAAATGGTTTAACTGGATTAACAGTTACTGCGGGTGGTGCAACTACGTTAAATGGTAATTTAACAGTAACAGGTACTACAAATATATCAGGTAGTACTTCATTTGGAGGTGCTATAATATCAGGTGGTACAAATTTAAATTTACTATTTGAACCTAGAGTAGCTAAAAATAAATCCTTTGTCTTAAGTAATCCAGTAAGTGGTGATAAAATACCAATTTTTACTGTCGATAAGGGGACTACTATTAGTAAGGTTATCCATCAAACTGATTCAGGTACAACAAATTTCAATTTAATTCATGGCACTAACTTTTTTAATAGCTCTACTAACGTTATTGGTGGGACAGGTACAACCGCTACAAGTGCAGCAACAACGCTTACTGTGTTTACTGGTACTGCGTTAGTTCCATCGGGTTCTACCGTGTCTTATTATTCAACTGGTTCAACATTTACCGCATCAATAATATATTTATCAATTTTTTATACTGATTAATTTATGGAAACGTATTATTATTTGATAGAAAAGAAGGAGGTTATTAATAACGAGGTGTTAAACACACCTATTGGTTATTCTACTTCCTCGGATGAAGTCCAGCTACTGAACAAAGGAAAATATATGGACTTTATTAATTGGATTAATTCAAATCTTACTTATTTACAAAATGGAACTATTGATATAAATAGTTATTTTTTGTCTAATCAGTCATTTCATTTTTCTGAATGGAAAAGCACATCTATTGATGGGTTGAATTTATCCCTAGTTGCTAATATTTTAGACTTATAAGATGGTACTATCAATAGATGTAAAAACCGCAAATTTAGGTACACCAGCAGCCATTACGCAATCATTTAACGTAGTAACTAATGCTGGTAGTAATACTTACCTTTATGCATTTATCGCTATGAGTAATGCGGTTGATTTCAGCAGTGTTACTTATAATGATGTTCCAATGACTCAATCAGGTGTTCAAACAACAACAACAACATCTACACGATGGGCTATATATACATTAGCTAATCCAACTGTAGGAACAAACACAATGACGATTAATTTTACTGCGGGGCAATATAACCCAGTATCAACATTAGCGGTATCGACTTCAGGCAGTGGTGGGATAGGTAATATTGTTTTTGATGATACTACGTCGCCACCTAACTCTACAGATATTACAGTATCGTATAACTCTATGATAGTAGGGGGATTAGTCGCAGGAAATGCTACATCACACACAATAACTTTAGATGGTAGCTCAAGACCGTTAGAATTCACGCATAATATTAATAATTATTGTTCTACTGCATTATCATTAGGCTCGTTAACGGATGGTGTAAAAACAGTAACTGTTAATTCAGGCGCACAACTAGCTGGTTACTATTTTGAAATAAAAGAAGCTAGTGCAGCAGTTGTTACTAATAGGAGAAGGATTATTATTGTTTAGTTCAAGAATATTAGGACGTTTCTCTTTTAATCCTAACCAAAAAAACAACAATTTTTAAGGTTAATTTATTAATCAATGGTTCTTTGTTATTTTCATTCATATTTATTAAGAAATGAATAACATATTAACTAAAATTATTAATTAAAAATGACAACATCAAATAAAGTATTTGTTAGTCCAGGTGTTTACACCTCAGAGAGAGATTTAACATTTGTAACGAGACAAGTTGGTGTTACAACATTAGGATTGGTTGGTGAGACCACAAAAGGTCCAGCTTTTCAACCTATTTTTGTAACGAATTACGATGAATTTAAATCATTTTTTGGTGGATTAAACCCAACTAAATTTAAAGATACTGGTAATCCAAAATATGAATTACCTTATATCGCAAAATCATTCTTAAGTCAATCTAATCAATTATTTGTATCAAGAGTACTTGGTTTATCTGGTTATGATGCTGGTAGAGCTTGGGGTATTACTTTAGATGCTGCAATGGATACAACTACATCTGGTTCAACAACTGGTGGTGCTTCATATAATCCATTAATTACATTTACTGCATCAACTGCTGGTACTGTTACAATCACATCTAGTGATTCTATGGTAACATCTGCATATAATGCAGGTTTAATTAGTGATGATTTAGCTTTCTTATTAACCGCTGGTACGGGTGCAACTGCAACAGTTACACCTAAATTCATTAAAACGGTTGAAGCTGGTTCCGCATTTAGTGGTGTATCATTTAATCTATATGTAACTAAAACCAATTCAATAGGTGGTGGTTTAACTACTGGTACAACTAGTGGTGTTACTTCTTACTATTCTGGAAGTTCATTTTCTGATGTTGAAAATAAAGTAGTTGCAGTATTACGCTCAAGAGCTGCTTATGATGGAAGTGAAAATCTAATCTTCCAAGTTAGTGCCGATACACAAATTAATTTTAGTCAGACAGCAACAACTGTTCAATCATCAGTATTAGCTGCTTTTAATTTAACTGGAACTTCTAATACAACTGGTGCTTTTAATTACACGGTATCATTAGACTCTAGAAATAAAAACTATATTACAAGAGTATTAGGGGTTACTTCACAAGATGCTAAAACAGCTGTCTTTGTTGAAGATATTTATACTCATATGTTATCTGAATTAATTGCTGATAATAAAGTAAGAGGTGTTAACATTAATTTAATTAATTATGGTACTACATTCAGTGATAATGTTACTGAATATAAACCAGCCGTAAGTCCATATGTTGTTTCTGAGGTTAGAGGTACTGAAATACTTCAATTATTTAGATTCTGGACTATTTCTGATGGAGATACTGCAAATAGAGAAATTAAAATCTCTATCGCTAATATTAAACCAGATGAAAAAACATTTGATGTTTATATTAGAAGTTTCTACGATACTGATGCTAATCCAGCTTATTTAGAGAAATATGCTGGTCTTACAATGGACCCTACTTCAAATAATTACATAGGTAGAAGAATTGGTACATTAGATGGTCAGTTTGGCTCAAACTCAAATTATATATTAGTTGATTTTGATACGACTTCAGATACTAGCGATACTTTCCCATCAGGTTTCTTAGGATTCACTGTTAGAGATGCAGATGCTAATAGTAATACTGGTGTTCAAAATCCAAATATTAACTACAAAACACAATATAATGCATTTGAGAAAAAACGTAAGTTCTTCTTAGGTTTATCAGATACAACTGGTATTGACTCAGATTTCTTTGATTATAAAGGTGTTGATTCAACTGGTGTTGAATGGACTGCAACTACTAAAGGATTCCATATGGACTCTGGTGCTACTTCTTCTATTATTGAAGGTGTTGTTAGAACATTTGATGTGGGTAATGCTGAATTCAGAACAAATGCTGCTTTAGTGGGTACTGATTATGCAGAAATTTCTGCTCGTAAATTTACAATGGCAGTTGCTGGTGGATTTGACGGATGGGATATTTACAGAATTAGTAGAACTAATACTGATGGTTACGCAATTAATAATACTAAAGGTATTCAAGGTCAGTCGTCTGGAGCATTTGCTAGTAAAACACTATCAACTGGTGAAAATGGTATTACTTCTGACTTATACGCATACTTCGAAGGTATTAGGACTTTCTCTAATCCAGAAGCTGTTAACATTAACGTATTTGCAACGCCTGGTATCGATAATATTAATAACACTATCTTGATTCAAGATTCAATCGATATGATTGAGACTGAAAGAGCTGACTCATTATACATTATCACAACTCCTGACGTAGATGCTTCTGGAGTTGTATTAGACCCTGCCGATGTTGCTGATACAATTAGTGGTGAATTTGATAGTAGTTATACTGCTACATACTGGCCATGGATTCAAATCAATGATGCTGAGAATAGTCAATATATTTATGTACCAGCAACTAGAGATGTTGTAAGAAACATCGCTATAACTGATAATACATCTTTCCCTTGGTTTGCAAGTGCTGGTGTGTCTAGAGGTCAAGTTGATTGTATTAAAGCTAGAGTTAAATTAACTGAATCTCAAAGAGATACGTTATATGAAAATAGAATCAATCCTATTGCAACGTTCTCAAGTGAAGGTGTTGTAATTTGGGGTAATAAAACACTTCAAGTTGCTGAAACTGCTTTAAATAGAATTAACGTAAGAAGATTACTATTACAAACTAGAAAATTAATCTCTGCCGTATCAATTAGATTGTTATTTGAACAAAACGACGATATAGTAAGAAATCAATTCCTTTCTCAAGTTAATCCAATCTTGGATAATATTAGAAAAGAAAGAGGTCTTACTGACTTTAGAGTGGTTCTTGATAATAGTCCAGAATCAATTGATAGAAACGAA